AACTGCCGGCGGTCGTCGACCAGAGCGACTGGGATTCGTAGAACATGAACGTTCCCAGCTCGCCAATCACGCCTTCTTTCCATGCCTTCGTGATTTCGTCGGCGGGATGGAAGTAGGACGTAATCGCCGCGCCGAGCGAGGTCATCATGCTCGACGAGATCAACATGGCCTTTTTGCCAAGTACGCCAGCGGCATTCTCTTCCAACCGCTGCCGGGCCTGGTAGTAGGTCTGGACGGAGGTTGGATCGGTGCCGAGGGTGCCGACGGTCATGGAAGCGTTCTGGTAGGCGAACTTCGCGCACCGGGAATCGCATTCCTGAGCCAGCGCGGCGGCGGCGGGCTCGAAGTATTGGGTATCGAGTTCCTCCTCCGAACGCTCCAGCTTGACCGCATCTTCGTAGTCGTCCCACTCGAATGCGACTTGCATCCACTGGTCGAGATTGACCGGAGTCTGCAAGCGGTTAAGTCCTTGCGGCTGGTAGCCCATGCCGTCGGACACAGTGAACCGCTGCGGGAATTTGACAGTGACCTGCGATCCCGGAGCGAATTCCTTCTCAAAGTCTTTTTCCCATGAGCGGTTGAAGTATTCCGCCACCACCAGCTTATTCAGCAGGAGGCGCAGAACCTTCATCGAGACCCATTGCGTGTTGAGGAAATTGTTTGCCATTTAGACCCCTCTGCGTCGGCGAAGTGCCTTCGCGTCTTCGGCGGCTTTGAACGCACGGAAATCGCCAGCCTTGAAAGCTCGTTCGGATTCGTCGAGGGTAGAAGCCCCTCGATTGCCGATTTCAATAGGCGGTTCCGGCGCGGTTTTCGGTTTAGGAGTGAATTTGCCCGTTTCGTCCCGGTCTACCTTGTCCTTATTCAACTCGGCCACGATTTCCTGCTCGATCAGCAGGGCCACGCGCAGAGCTTTGGACGGGTTGGCCTTGGCCGCAGCCAGGAAGTCGGCTTTGGTCGTTTCGCTGCCGCCAATCGTATACAGCAGATCGGCAAGCACGGGAGAATCGTTCATGACCGCAAAGACTTCCTTCGATATGCCCGGCTTCAAAAGCTCCTGCACGACCGGCGCGGCGACGGCATCGTAATCCGCATACCGCGTCCGGGCCTCTTCGAGCTTCTGGGATACCGTTTGACGAACCTGCGCGACTTGCTGGTCCCTTTGCAGGGCGGCAATGCGCTGCTCGGCCTTCCAATCGGCAACGTCTTCGATGTAGTCCTCATAGGTGGCATAAGGTTTTCCATCGGGACCCTTCTCCATGGTCGGCTTGGGGCGGGTATACTCGGGTTTTTCCGGCGCGGGCGACGATTCCGCTTTCGTCTCTTTGGGTTTCCGGGCTTCTTCGAGTTCGCGCTCCAGTTGCTTGGTGCGAGCGGTCAGTTCGCCGATGCGGGCTTCCGCGTCGGGTTTTCTGCGGGACTCCTGCTTTTCCGGTTCCGTTCCGGGGCGTTCGGTTGACACCACTTTCGGCGGGTCAGAGGGGGCCGTATCCTCAGTCTTCGGCTTGGCTTCGGGCAGCGTTCCGTTCAAGCGCCATTCGGCGTATTCCGGAGTGCCGCTGCGGGGAATCTCGATTGGAGCATCTGCGGCAGACGGGGCCGCTTCCATCACGTCGGGCATGTTGTTCTCCTTTTACTGCTCCCCGCCTTGTGGGGCGGAAACCTGTTGCGCCTCGTTCTGCGCTTGCTGAGCCTGAAGGGCGTTTTGCGCCTGAACCTGCGCCATCTGCTGGTCATGGGCATGTTGTTCGGACTGCATGGCGAGGTCGTGCGCCTGCTCGTGGAACTGCGCTTCCAAATCGCGGACCATGCCTTCGCGCTCCGAGGCAATCTGCGCTTTGGTCGTGATTTCGGCCACGGCCAGTTTCGTTTCGCGATCCTTGTCGGCTTCGCTCATGTCCGCAATGTGATCCATCGCGGCGAGATGCGCCTTGCCCTGCATTTCGATGACCTTGCCCTGCTTCTCCAACAGCAATTTCTGGAGAGCCGACTGCATCTCCTGCATCTGCTGCGCCTGCTGCTGCATCTGCGCCTGCAACTGACCCAGTTGCTGCTTGTCATTGTCTTTGGGCGAAATAATGTCCGCCATCTGGTCGCCCAGCGGTCCCAATTGCTTGAGGCGAATCACCAAAGCAAGAATCTTGGCGGCCTGCTGCGCGTTGAGCGGCAGATTCTTCAAGTTCTGGGTGAGGGTGTCGGCAAACTCCGAAGCCTCCTCCCTCTGCGACTCATGCGACGGTCCCGCGGAGATGGTGATTTGGTACCGGCCCTCGTCGTCGGCGATCGGGAAGTGGTATTCGTGGTCATCGTCCATCACAACCGCATCGGTGTTGATCTTGACGAGCTTGTGCGTCCCATCCGCGAGCCGCACCGGCCTCGTCGTCTCGCCCACATCCGTCTCGGCCAGCCAGTGGTTGATGATCTTGCCCGTCAGCTTGATGGCGCGGTCGTAGTTATCGACCAGATGGTAGGAGCCAATGGCCTGCTCGGACTGAATCTTCGAAAGGGCCACGCCAGACTTCTCGTTCTGGCGCGCCGCCGCCGTGGGTAGGGGGCTGATCCCCATGGCCGCCTGAATGGCTCGGCGGCATACATCAATGCCAATCGAATACGCTTGGAAATCCGGCGCCAGCGGCTGTCGTTGGGGAAACGGCATTGGGTTTCCCGTCGCGTCGGTGATCATATCCACCTGGAGATAGGGGTGGAATACCTGATTCACCGAAGCCCACGCCTGCGCATCCGTCTCAAACTGTCCAACGGCCCCAATGAAGGAGGTTTTTGGCAGTTGCCCAAGATTTTCGAGCATGGCGCTCATGCAGTACGCCAACGCCTTCTGCGGATCGCGCGCCAGCGACACGAGCGAGAGCAGCACTCTTTCCGCGCCCGAGCCGTAATCGACCCAGAGCTCCTTGCCGAAGACGGGAACGATGGGAATATAGGGGCCTGGCTGGACTGCGCCCTTTTTGAGAATCTCGACGCCGTTGGTCACATACTGCTCGACGTTCCGGACCGCCCGCTTCTTGCCCTTCGCTGTCTTGATCTGCCAGTACGAGCAAATGGTCAGGTTTTTCCCATCGAACCATAGCCCCGCATCGTCGCCAAAGTCCTCTGCCGAGAAGGAAGTCTTTTGCGCATCCGGGTATTCCTCCTCGAATTCCGCAAGCGGCATCCTCTCCAGCTCAAAAGCCCACTTGATATCCGATCCGTCGAGTTCCTTGAAGTCCGGATCGATGAGGACCGCATCGGGATTCATGACGGGGAGAAGGATGATTTCCTGCTCTTCGCTATGGTCCGACACATAGACCCGCGTCACCTTCCAGAATCCCATGTTGCGCTCGACCGCCGCCTGCAGCCCGTTGATATAGACCTGCGTGGCGTTGCAGCCATATTCAATCGCCCGAATGCGGTTCTCGCGGTATTCCGCCAACTCTTCGGTCGCAGAGTCGCCCGCGGGATCGACCTGCACGCCGCGTGGATTCTGCCGGGCAGTATTCGTGACCTGGTTGACAAACTGGTTCAGCTCGTCGGCGCAGACGGTCGGACGGCCCTGGCGCGCCTGCTTATCCGCTTCGTCCCAAGGGTCCCCGGAGACGTAGCGCATGTTTTTCTGGCCTTCTTCGCGGTTGCGCCGCCACTTGTCATGGCCGTAGCGGTAGCGTTGGCGAATCGTCCTCAGCAGAGCCTCGTCGCTCATCGGCATTGCGGACAGGTCTCAGTCTCGTTCGCCGGATTGAATACCCAGCCTTGTTCGCGGGCCTTGAGGATGACCGTCACCGGGGTTTCGGTGCCGATGCCGAAGAACTGCTCTTGACGAAGGCATTTCACGCACACCATCGTCAGCGTCCTTTTGGCGAGGTCGCGGGCGATGGCATCTTCGGCGGATTTCTGCACGGTGCGCACATCCTGCGCCGGGGAAAACTCCCGCAACGTTCCATCGGGATTCTGGATGGGCAACTGCTTCGCTTCGGCAGTGCGTCCCATCGCGGCAACGTAGGAGTCCAGCGGCCACGGAGTGAACCGCAAATGCGGCCGCACCGCGTCGTAAATCTCCTGCCGCGTCTTGCCATCCTGTCCCGAAAGAATGTTTTCCAGGTGCTTGTGATCGCGGATCAATAGCGCCATTTTGGCGATGGCATTCCCCACCGTCCAGCCGTGGTTCTTCAGCGCCGCGCGCATTTGCTTCAATTCAGCGTTTGCCATAGCCACTCGATTCGTTTGCCGCCACGCCACGCGGCGAGGGTTGCCGGGCGGCGCGCGCGTTCAGGGTTACTTTGGTGTTCGGGATAGGCCTCGGCATCTTGAGCAGAAGCGCCTGAACCATCTTCGGCGTCCACATTCTAGGTGCTCTCCGCTTCGAGTTCGGAATCCTTGAGTTCGGGGATTTCCAGGGCGTTGGCGACATGCGCGATCATGGCATGGCTGTCGCCGGGGCCGAAGACATGCGTCTCCGAGGGCGTGTAGCTCATGCCCAGCCCGTTTTTGGACGAGTGGGACGGCATGTCTTTGAAGTGGTGCGTGACGGTATGCCCTCCGTTTTCGGCAGGCTCGATTTCCATGCGGCGTAGCTTCTTGTTCATGCGTCT